TTCGACAAAGAGTTTTCCGTCTTGTGTGTAGACATTTACTTGTTTCTTTTTAAATCCAGCAAGTGCTAGTTCCAGTCTAGATTCAACGTTGCTGACTGTCACTAGGTTATATGGCGGATAATTGGAAGTTGTTTCGTGAAGGTCAAACAACCTACCAAAGTATTCATCCATACCAATACTATTCTTATTTATCCGATCTAGCAACTGCGAAATATCGGCAGCGTTGTATTTCATCAGGTTTCCCATTTGTACTTCTCCTTTACTAAGCGAGATTTGATTGTGTGGACCCCGAAGGCATCCACATATATTTATAGCACAGACATGAAAAAAGAGGTGCAGTGATAACCGCACCTCCTGGGTGTTCCGACTTTTTTGAAGCGACCGCACGAAAGATCGCAGATTTATTTATTCGGTTTCCTGGGTCTTTCCTTTCTTTCCAATATTATATTTCTGCTCCAGAATCCAGTCAGACTTGTCCTTATATGCAAGCACCTTGATTTGATTCAAGGGAGCAATATCCATAACAGAGTCTGGTTTGACGATTGTAATCAGACCCCAATCCGCAAGCAGTTTGGCAATACGATTACGTCTCTGAACATCATTAATAGTCAAATTAGCATGTTTACCATCCAGGGCAAACAGTTCCTTAAAATGGACGATATAATATCTTCCTTGCTTATGCAAGATGTGGCATGATTGATAGAGTTTCTTCTCTTTGCGTGATGCTACTCCGATGCGTGTAAGAGTCTCACGAACCTTTAGGAAATCATCTGGTTCATTCAGAAGCACTTCCACCATTTGATCCTGAGACCACTGTACCGTAGGTTCTACCGTAGT